GAAATAAATTAACTGCATCTGTATTGTTTGTACCAGCATCAACATTAGTTATTTTATTACCACCAGAATTTAATGGCCCAACCATAGGTATAGTGCCATCCGTCTTAACTAATCCATCAACACTTGTGTCTACATAGCTTTTAGTCGTAGCATCTTGTGGATTTGTAGGATCTTGAACATTAATTATTGGATTATTACTTGCGTCTAGTCCTAGCGGTGTGAAGTTAATACCAGCATCTGTGTCATCTTTAGCTTCTTGCAGTCCATAAAGTAGCTGTAATACAGCAGTATCAAGGTCAGCAGCAGTTAAAGTAGAGCCATCAACAAAATCAACAAGAGCGTTTAATAGTGGAGTCTCTCTACTGATAACAATTTCTACTCCAGACTTAGGCGCTCCAGTAGTTTCTTGAGTGGCTGTAGCTACTGAATTTAAAGGAGTAAAAACAATAGTCGTATCATTTACATAAGTAAAATTAGTGTTAGCTACTTGGTCAAGTGCAACGACTATATGATCTTTTTTTACATATGGAAAAGGGATCTGGAATTGTACAGTAGAACCATCTCCAGTACCAGTAAATTGAGCAAAAGGCATAACTAAGAATTAATAATTTCCCTCCATTCATTAAGATTAACACCAGAGCCGTAAACTGGCATACTGTCTTTAGCAAGTTGCGCTGTTTTCTTACCTTTAATAATTTTTTGTGCGTTGTCAACTTGTTCTTTAGAACCAAGAATAACCTCGTATTTTTCTTTTGCTTGATCTCTATAAGCTTTTATAAGTTCTTCTACTCGAACAAGTTTTTCTAATTTAGTAAAACTAGATATTGATTCTGGCTTTTGTCCTTTCTTAACTTTAGATGGATCATAATCTCTTAAGCCTTTATAGCCAGCATCTTCTGTAAACAAGTATTCAAGCGCTTCAGAAACTGTCATCTTTACTCCAATCTTAAAGTAATCAGCTTCATTCTCTCTGCTAGTAAAGAACTTTTTAAAGTTATTATATTCTTTATCGTCAAGTCTTACTCCATACTTACTAAATATATTTCTTGGAATAAATCTTGGACTATTACCTACACCATGTAATCTGTTTAATTCATTATAAACTGTCGCATAACTTCCAAAGTCTCTAGTTTGAGTAGGTCTAAACATGTTCATTGGATTCAAAACACTATGTAAGATTCTGCGATGAGTCGGTAAAGAGTTCCAATCGTAAGGAGTATCGTATGTTTTTACATCGCCAAAGATTTCATCGACTTCTCCTTCAAATAATTTAGAAAAGAATGGAGAGTCTTTTGCTATATCTCGTATTGTATTTATTCCGAAATCAATAGGTAAAATGCCTGTATCTGAATCGCCATATACTGTTTTTCTGTTGTCAATCCCTACCCTTATGTCTCTACCTATTTGAGTAGGAAAATAGCCTTTAAGTAATCTTCTCAAGTAATTAGGTAGTGGACCTCTGTTGCCAGTGCTAAAGTTATTATTGTCTGATTCTTGTTTACTATATTCTTCTATAATTCTCTGTAAGTTTTGTATGTTTGAAAAATATCCTCTTTCATATATACCTCCAGCAGTACTTCCAGCAGCCATAAGAAAAGCTTTAAAGTGTTTAACTACGTGATATCCAGCAATATTAAAAGCATCTTGAATAGATTTTATATTTTCGTATTCTCCTATGTCAGTCTGAGCGTACATAGGATATTGATTCTTAACAGTAGTGTAACCTTCTATTGGCATCTGGTTTAAAATTCTTATGTATTCAGAACTTAAAACTAATAACTGTCCTATAACATCTGTAGGTTCTAAGCTATAAGCTTTGCTGTATGTTCCGTTCTTTAATCTAAATTGAATACTAAAGACAGGAACTTTTTGATCGCTCATACTTAATCTTTTTCTTTGATTGTAATTTGTTGGTCCATTTACTTTAATCACTCCAGTTGCCTGTAATGCCAACCCAAAACCTATACCCATTGTTCCCATAGCTACATCTCCTATTGCTGTTTCTCTCATCAAAATATCTTCTGAGTTTATGTCTCTCCAGTAACTATCTACAAACTGATTCATTGCTGGCATATGCCTTAAAACAGATTTAAAAATATTTACAGGAGTTTTATTTGTTGGAAATCCTACGCCTAAAACTGGATTTTCTTTTACTGCGTTATCTATTGCTTTAGGAACCATGTTTATTGCTCCTTGTCCAGTCGGTCTAATAAATCCTGTGTATGGTATTCCACCTATGTTTGCGTTATTACTCTGTTCAGACATGTAATCACCGAGCAGGGTATTCGCTCTATTTGTATTTGCAACAGAACTATTTGTATCATCTAATTTCATGTAAGCATTAGTAAACTCCAGCATTTCCATAGGATCTGTAATACCTTGCTCCAAAGCTCTTAGCCTTGCAGCTTCTAATGTACGTTTGTTTCCGCCTACTGCTATATCGTCAGTAAAGTTAATATAGTCAGCAATATTTCTTGCGTTCTCAGAATCAAAAAATCCACCCTTAACAACTCTTCCACTAGCCATCTCAACGTCTTTTCTTGATTCCATAACCATATCTCTAGCTTTATTCATTACATATTCTCTAGTAGATTTTAAATTGATATCCACTCCTTTAGCCAATAGTTCTGTGTACATATTGTTTGCGTGACGTATAGTTTCCTGTGTCATCATTGGACCAGTAGCCATAAATGTATCAAGCATTGAAAAGAATCTGCTAGGTAAAGTAGGAATTGCTTTAATCCTGTGCATAAAAATTCTTTCAATAGTTGCATTTTCTGGATCTAAATACCAAGCATCTGGTTTGGGTTTTTCTTTTAATTTGTAATCGCCAAAAGCCATTTGCCTTCCGCCTTCATCTCCATAAACAGGCTCAAAGTTTTTAAATCTTTTACTTTTTATATCTCCCAAAAAGGCTTTTTTGTTTATATTAGAAAAACTTGTATCTTCTAAAAACGCCATTCCGCCAAGATAAAAAGCGTGATGTATTCGAGCCAAGCTCATAACGTGAGCGTTAAGAAACTGCGTACCCATTCTCCAATCAGCTAATCTCTTTGCGTTATCTGTCATAGCGCTACGTTTTAGAATCTTAGAATTAACAAAATTTCCTACACCTCTGTAGTAAGGAAGTAATGTGGCTCTTTGTCCACTACCAAACAAGACTTTATACATAGTTGTAAAGCCACCAAAGATTGCCATCTTGAAAGATTCAGCTAGTCCAGAACCATTTAATGCTCCGTCTTCTATCTTTCCTAGCTGAACATTTAAGAATTTCATTATCTTCTTTCCTTGTATTTCTTCTGTTAAGAAAGGATTCATATCTGCCATCACTCTTAAAACTTCCATAGCAGCTGGAGTCGGCTTGCCTTCCATGATGCTGTTGTAATCTTTCTCAGGTAATAATCTTTTAAAGACATTTTCTCCTTCAGCTAGAGCAGCTGAAAAAGATTTTTCTGAATATTGTATAGGTCTTTCCGCTTCTGGAATAATCTCAGCTTTAGATCCAATCATTTGATTAGCCTTATTAGTGTCAGGAACGTATATAACATCTCCATCTAAACCTAAGTCTTTGCCTTTTATTCTTATTCCGTCAACTCCATACTTGCTTATAAAATCTTGAACAGCTTGTTTTTGTGTCTTAGTTAATGTTTTCTTTCCGTCCCAACTCATATTAAACTTGACACCCATATCTCTTAGCAGTTCAGCTAAAGAGTAATTTGCTTCATCTAAATCCAATATGGTTGCATCTTTTAAATTGCCACCAACTGTCTCACTTGCAATTTGTCCAGAAGGGACTTCATTGCCTGTAAAATATGCTCCATCTCCTAACCCTTGATCTGTTGCCTTTATTCCGTTATCCATAGCATCTTTAATGGATTTAGTTTCTCCCTGCAAAGTCACACCTCTATCTCTACTCATTAATTCAACTGTAGTTTCTAGGTTATTTAATCCTTTTACCTGTACTTGTTGGTGCATATTGCTTAACCTTTGTCCAGTTATTCTTCCGTAAGAAGCATAAGCATTGTTTAATTTTGCTGCGTCTTCAAAAGCTGCAAACAATATCTGTCCGTTTTGCGGAGTATTGTTCATCTTAAAGTTTTGGGCTGCTAGTTGTAGTACTTCATTAGAGCCATCAATCATCATTCTGACCGCAGCAATAGAAACTAAATCTTTTTGCGCAAAGAAATCTCCCTGCAAAGCGGCTTTGTGTAATTTTAAAACTTCATCGACATCTCCTTCTATTTGTTCTATTGTTTCTACCGCTAACTTTGCAATTTGTTCTTTATTAGTTGTAGGTATATTTGGTACTTCTGTTATATCTGGAGAATAATTGTTCTTTACACCTCGCTGTAATTCATCATTAATTTTGTTTAGCACTTCATTAACAGTTTTGTTTGCTGCTATCATTGCTTTCTTGTCTGTCTCTACATAAAACTTAGTTCCTTTAGTTCTAAATTTTCTATTAACCAAAGGTCGTCTTACATTTGACATCATCTCCTCAAGACTAATTTGTCCATCTACAAGTGCTTCGAGGTTGTCATTAAATAAATTAGATAACTCGTTAGCGTCAACTTCAAAAAGTGGACTATCTACTTTTGCTTTAAACTTTGCTCCTTCTGGAGTCATACCTCTAGCTCTAATCCTTCCACTAAATGAATCGTCAAAGATATCTCTCCAGCTTCTAAACCCTTTAAATGTCAAGAAATTTTTAACTCTTTCTACCATTTCTCCAAATTTATCAAAGATCTGTCCCCATTTACCAGTAGATTTTTCGTATAGATCTTTGTATCTTAGATAGCCTGATGCAGCAGTAGTAACAACTTCTTCTAACCCTATTGGCTTTGCTCCATTAATCCCTAAGAACCTGTCAGCCATTAATGGTTTTACCATTGCAGCTAATTGCCTAATATCTTTTTGACTTGATTTTAATATTGCATGCTCAGATTTTGTATAGAACCTGTTAAATAATCTATGTGTTCCTTCGTGAAATGCAGTCTGAACCATCTTGCTAAACCTAGCCATATCTTGTCCAGCTATCATTGAGACTATTAAAAGATCCTTAGTTGGATCTTGATTTGGATGATAAAAACCTCTAGCTTGAAACTCTGTTCCTACTGGAACGCCATATAGTTTTGCACTTTTAGCGTTATGTTTTGTTTTTATTGGATCTGATACTACCTTTAGTTCTACGTCAAAAATGTCTCTAACGTGTTTCATTAGTCCAGATAACTGATCCGCTGAATAGTCAGTTAGAGAGAAATAAAACTCATCATCTGCTAAGTCTCCACCTTTTTCTAGTATTTCATAATGCTCAACCATGCCATCATCTAATGGATCTTGATATTTAGCATCTGTTACTTCTTTATATTCTGCATTTATTTTTTTATCTAATTTCTTTTTCGCTTCATTTACTCGTCCAGAAATAATTTCTTCTGGATCAACAGAAAAATCATACTTGCCGTTTATATCATTTAAACCAACTTCAAGATCATCTAAAGATCTGATAAGTTTACTAGCCCAATAGTTCTCTGGACTAACAATATAGTCATCGCCAGTTTTTAAAATATCTATTATTTCTCTGTATCTTGTAAGTATTTGATCGTTAGAAATGTTTAAATCAGCAAGTAATTCTACATACTTATAGTGAGATTTACTTTGCTTTGATGCTGTTGCCAGTTGTTTTCCGACTATATATATTGCTGTATCTACATCATTCTCGAATGTAAGAGTTAAATCGTTATATCTTGGGCTTGGCTTACCAAAATAAAATTGCGAA